TTCCAACTTTTGCTTTTTTAGGTCCCCAATCTTTTCTTTTTACTCCTGACGGGTCTTTTGCTTTTCCAGCACATATTTTTGATGCGTATGCGTTTGCATAAGCTGATGGATACACTTTAAATTTTCTCTTAGCAGCTGATTTGCCTCTAGCACATAGTTTTGTCATTACTTTCTCTTTCTGTTTTTTCTTTGACTGGATATAACACTTCCTACAGCTCCTGCCCCTACTGCGCCAGCAGTTCCTAAACCTAATACTGTTAAAGCTTTATTTCTTAAATTTTTAATTTGTGCTGATTTACGATTTTTATAAATAGCACCCATGCCTTTAGTTATAATAGTCATATCTGTTGCATCCTTGGGTCTGTTGATAATATATTTTTTTCTGCTTTAGGTCTAGCAATTGAATCTTTACTTCTTTTACGTAATTGAGCAGTAGCAGATTCTTTCTGCTGTTTCTCTTTTTTTAGTTTTTGTAAATCTCTTGTTAAATTCATTTCTTACCTCTAAATATTTGTGTTCCCTTAATACCATAAATGCTCGCCACGACAAGAATCCATAAATTAGTGAACCAGCTGGGAAGCTGCGAGAACATATCAAAGAACAATTTTACTTTGTCCATCGCTGTTGGGTCATCCGATATCACTGCCCACGCGAGCACCAACACGGGCAAACTTAATACTACGAGGACCGCCTCGTCCTTCCAGTCCGATTGCCTTGCTTCTAATAATTTTCCTTGGTAAGCTTCCTCACCTTGAGCCATCTTTCTTGCATGCATCATTTGTGCGTCCGCCATCAACATCTTCGTCTCTTGACGTTTTTTGAAGATGTGCGTACCTGCTTGTGCCGCCAATTTTATCGCGCTTAACCACATAATATTTATCCTGTCTTCTTTTACTCATGAATTCTATCATTTTATCTATTATTTGGAAAGCCCTGTAGCCGTTCTGCCTCCATCTCCAGGTCGGAGTATGATGTGGTTTTCTTATTTTACATGGAAACATCTGACCCCCAAACATATCTACAAATTTTTGTAGAGTATCTTTGTCTGTCATCTCTATTGTGCAAGCAAATTCTTTTTTTCTTCCTATTCCCTTTGACCAAATGCCAAAACTTCCTTCTCCATCAAATATCCCAGCTAGAAAAATTAATTTAGACGATACTGGAAGACTTTCGTATGAGTTTTTTGGTGTATTTTTTAACACTTTTAAACTTCTTTTCGGTTAGTCCTTGTGGGTTTGGCCCTCTTTTAGGAGGTGGGCCACTACGTACACCTCCGCTTAATCCTTTTCTCATTTTGATTGTATCTTCTCCCTAGCAACTTCTAAACGTTCGTCAGATTGTTCATCTTGTTGAGCTAACTTATCGTATTCGTATTCTAAACGTTGTGCAGCTCTCATATTTTCTTGATCAGCTCTAAATTTAGTTTCTTCTGCTTTTCTTTGAAGATCCATAGCTCTTAAATCAATTTCTTGTTGTTTAATTTTAATTAATGGGTCTTCTTTGTTTTGACTAGCGCTTTCTGCTTGTGCTAACTCTTGAGTTATACGCGCAGCAACTTTTGCAACCTCAGCTTCAAACATAATTTCAAATTGTTGTGGATCCTGTTGTCCTAATTGTGCCATTTGTGGGTTCTGCATCACCATTTCTTTAACTTCATTCTTAGCTTTAAATGATACGTGGTCTGAAATGTGTGATTGTAGTAATGAATACACTTGCGGATTGATCTGAACCATTCTTGTTTGCATAAATGCCATATGTGCTTGTAGGTGAGCATCATGATCTTGGAATTCAAACGCTGTAAGCAACCTCATTTGCAATGAACGTGCATTTTCTTTTGCAGGATCTAAAGGTTCCGGCTGTTTTGGTGGTGGTTTAAGAATTTGATCGATAGTTTTAGTGCCAAGCGCTTCATAAACACGTCTATATGCTTCATGTAAGTTGTGCATTTGTGGATTTGACTGTGCAATTTGCAATTGTGCCTGTGCTAACGTCACTCTTTGTGCCATTGACATGATATTTGGGTCTGCAACAGGTAAAATATCGACTCTGTTGTCAAAATCTGCCTGTTTAATCTGTCTAGGGCCACCGTATACATCGTATGGATACTCTGGTGGTAGTGATTCACCACAAATTCTAGCTAAAATTTTAAATTCAAGCCTCATTGCGTAGTAACAACGCTTGTGAACACCACTCATAACACGTGATCCTCTCTCCATCAGCGCCATTGTAGTACCAACTGCTCTATTTTGAGTGTCATTACCAACTGCAGTATCTGTAATCGCTGCAAATTTTTGTCCTGCTTGAACAACAAAGCCCATCAGGTTGTATAAAGTTGGTGATGGTTCTGTAAATGGTAGATTAAAAAACTGATCTCTTATATTTCCGCCAGGCGCATCCACATCTCTGAACTCTCCTGGTTGAATTGGTTGGTCATCATCACGTACTCTGATACCACGTGACTTAAATCCTGCTGGTAAATTTTTTAAAGTACCTGCATCAATCAATTGTCTTAACGATTGAGTTGCAGCTTGGGATAAACCACCGATCATATGTGTCAAACCAAAACCATAAAAACCTAATCCTGGTAAAAATTTGTAATGAACAAAGTATTCAACTCTTGAATAACTTAAATCACCTGGTTTGTAATTTCTATAAATAGATAAAACCTCTCCACTACCTTCATCAATTGTTACAATGTATGGAATTTTTATTTTTTTAGCTTTGTCATCAAAATCTTCGTAGTCATCTAGATTTAAATCTACATGCATTTCCAGAATTGTATTTAAATAATCTGAACCATTACCTTTAACACCTTCAAGTTCGTTTAATTTTTTCTGTACTGAATCTGGTTCTGAGCTACTGTCAATTAATTCTATGTCTCTATAAAATCCTGCAGCCATTTTTTTAGTGACCTCATTCTGAGTCATTTTAATTACGTGAGTAATTCTCTCACAATCTTTTAAATCAGATGCGTAGTATGGAACTACTAAGTCTTCTGCTGGAATAAATTTAGATACAGGTCTATCTAATAATGCATCATAATAAATTTTCTTAAAAGTAGATCCTGATAACGGTAGATAAAATAACATCTGATCCATGTCAGTTGTATAGTCTTCCATCTCCTCCATTAACAGGTAGTTCATATAATCTTTAACTCTATCTGCTTGTTGTTCGGTAGCCGGTGTCTGTAAGCCAACAACCTGTGTTCTTACAGGGCCATCAGATGGTACAAGTTCTTTGTATGCTTGTGCTTGGAATTGTGTAACAGACTCAGCTAATAAAGGATGCGTGACACCGGAAGCTCCTTTAAATGGTTTAGTTACTTCTTGATACTTAGTTCCTAATAAATCTAAACCTTTAATGTAAGCATCTTCCCATTCTTTTCGAGAAGTCTTATCCTTTTTGTATTCTTCAATAAGCTCCATGGCCATGTCCTTGAGATCTCTCTCATCCATGCTTTCAGCTAAGTTTGCATTGAAATCGTCTTGAGGTCTTTCCTCTTGTACTTCTTCACCTTCGACAGCTACATCTACCTCTTCACCGCCAGGCATTGAATCAACTTCTACTTCTTCTTCTAAAATATCTTCTGTTTGGGGTTCTTGCTTTTCTACTGCCATGTTTTTCCTTAATTATATTTACTGATAAATCCACCTTCTTTTTTGTAGATCTTTTGTGGGTTTACCATGTTTGGTGATACTTTAACAGAAAAAACGTCTGTGTACAATCTAAGGTCGTTGTCGGGTATTAATGTAGAACCACTAGTTGGGTTGTTAGAGGCACTGGTATGTTTTTCCACCTTATATTGATTACCATCATAAATATCTAATTCTTCTGATTCAACTCTTTTGTATGGTTTTGTTGGATCTGATTTTGAAATTTTAATAGTCCCTGCTTTTGTGTCAAAATCTTTTCCTATTTTTTTCATCAATGATGGAATTACTGCTGGTGATTTAGAGCCTGGTGTTTTATTACCTCTAAAATAACCATATGCCTCTTGATAAGCTTTTGTATACTTTTTGCTATTAATCCCTCTTGGAATTAAATTTACTGGAGCCACTGCAACATAGTCTACACCTTCTCTTGCTGCAAGATTGGTTAAATATGCTAAGCTAGCTTTTGCTTGTGACGCTCGATCCAAAAGTGGAACATAATCGACACCGGTAGGTACACCAGAATATTTTTCAACTTTACCATACTGATTATATGATGCATCTGGAGATTTTACAGTTTTTTTAATTACTTCATCTAAGTCTTTTATTTTTTTAGCATTGAGTTCCATTCGTGTAGCACTTAGTTTACCACTTAAAACTTCGTCACTTAATTTTTTTCTAGAATCAAATAAGAACTTTAAAATTTTTTCATTTTGATAGGGATTTTGTCTTAAAGATGTATTAAATGGTTCTGCCTTTTGATCTCTTAAAAATTTACTAATACCCTGATTAGTGTCTGATTGTATTTCATGCATTAAAAAAGCTTTCTTACCATCTGATGTAGTTCTTGTGTCCCAACGAATATGTGCAAGAGGATTGTCATATTCTTTACCTTTAAAATGTGGGTTCTCTCTTCTTCCCCCTTTTATGTTTTTAGGAATACTTTCATCTAAAACAATAACTGCCTCTCTATAGTTTTGACCTCCTGGATAAGTATAGCCAGTTTGACCTTGGAATTTAGGTGGTGTAATGTTTCTTGTTGAAGCAACAATGTCATCTACTTCACCTTGCATTTTATTTAAAGCAATTTTTTTATCTTTAGGTAGTCCTTTTTTTATTTTACTAAAAAGATTTGCTATCCCTACTGAAGCATCTTCAACAGCAGAAGAATTACCATCCCTAACAGCATCATTTAAAGCTCTTAATTCATTTCTTAAATCTTTAAGGTTTGCTTTCATATCAGCAACATTTAAACCTTCTTTTCGTAATTCTTCAATTTTTTCTACTCTACTTGCTGCTGGGTTTACATTGATAGTTCTTTGAAGCGATAGCTCCATATCTGCAAGTCTAGCTATTTGTGTTTTAACAGTGTTTTCTGTTTTGTTAATAACTGCTTGGGGAAGACCAAGTTCTCTTATTTTAATTCTGTTTATAGGACTGTCTTGTACCATATCAGCAAGGACACGTCCTGGTATTTTAACTCCTGCTTCT